TTTTAAAAACTACAAAAGTCTTACAAATAAAGAAAGTTTGTATATGAGATATAAAATAAATGCGTATAAATATACCAATTCAATGAATAAAAGGTGCTTGCCTTATTTAGAAGATATTATTTCATATTATTTTAATGAAAGAAATAAAAATAATTGGTCAAATAAAGATATCCATAAGACATCAATACAAATATCAAAAATTTTATATAATATAATATTATCTATTGATAATAATTATAAATTGAAAAATGAAAATATTCTATTATGGATATCAACAAATAGAATATTTAATTAGAATAAGCGAGGCCACCCATACCGGATAATATTCTAAGAACGTTGTAATTTACAGCATATATATGTATTGAACCTTCGATTTTGGAAGATAATGATAGAACAGCAGTATCTATACGAGACATATTTAAAGTTCCACTTGGTTGATGTTCTTCGGGTTTAATAGCAAAGGAATAAACGTTTATACCTTTGTGGTAATCGTCGGGGGTATTTTCGTGATGTTGATAAGGTTGTACTAAAGAGAAATAATCTCCTTTTCTTTGCGAGAAGCGATCATTGCCGTTAAGCATTATTTTAGCTTGCATAACAGGATTTTCTGAAGCAATATAATCATTAGGTGATGCTGTAGCATCATTCAAATCCAATGGTTTTGCTGTTGAAAAGTTATTCCAATAAACATTAGAGTCAGTTTTTTTAATAGCCCATACAAGTTCTTTACAAGGGTGATTGAAATTCATACGCATACTTTTCATACCATCTTCATTAGCAGAAGCAGTTATATTGTCGGTTCCGGTAAATTGAAGTTGTTCTATTAAATATTCATGAGATAATTGAGCAAATCTTCTGCGTTCATCAGTATCTAAGAATATATAATCAACCCATAATTTTGGAGCGTCAAGAACTATATTAGGACCGGTATAAGTAGAATTTTTTACAGTAGGTGCTTCGGAAGTAGAATTTTTTGTTGACACATCAATTAAATTAGATTGTGATTCATATTCTACATTAATTTTGACTTCGTGATATTGTAATGCGATTAAAGGTAAAGCGAGACCTACATTGCGGCAAAACCAGAATTCGAGAGGCACATATAATTCATATGATTTTGTTGTTGCAAGTAAAGTACAAGCATTTTCTTTGTTTCCACCAATCATTTTATAATAACCCTCGCGTTTGCCATAAGGAAGAGATAATTCGTTCCATATATATAACCATTCGGAATAATGTTTGTCTATACGTTGGCCACCTATTTCAAGTTCAATTGTTTTTAATAATTTTTGTCCAAAATTAGGAACTAAAGCTACGCTTGCGGTTGAATTATTTTTAATTTTTCCATAGAAGTAAATACGATGTATTAAATCTCCGTTGCGAGTTAACTGAAAAGTAGCACGAGAACCAAGTGAATTGCTTCCGGTAGCTGTTTGTTCTATAGCTTCAATAGCGAAGTTAGTATGACGACGATAAACTACTTTGAAAAAGGTAATTTGAGGATTACCAGTTAAATAAACATCCTGGGCACCATAAGCAACTAATTGAAGAAGACCACCACCCATTTACGCTATATTCTTTATACTATTAGAGGAGAAAAAAAAAAGGAATATTATAGCATTTAACAACATTTATTATTTATAAATTTAGTAATGTAATAAATTATTTAATTAGAATAAGCTAAACCACCCATACCCGATAATATACGTAGTACGTTATAATTAACCGCGTATACATTGAGGTTTTTGGCAAAAGTGGTAGCAGCAAAGATAGTATCTAATTCTAAATTTAGAACAGCAGTATCTATACGCGACATGTTTAGTGTGCCACTTGGTTGATGTTCTTCGGGTTTTAAAGCGAATGAATAAACATTTATTCCGGGGTTAGATGGAATATTTTCGTGATGTTGATAGGGTTGTATTAAGTTAAAGTAAGAACCGGGTCTTGATGAAAAGCGATCATTGCCGTTTAATACAAGTTTAGCACTTTCAATAGGATTTGTAGAAGTTATAGCACTGGTTGGTTTATATAGTTCAGACACAGCACCGGCATAGCCGTTAACTTCAGTAGAATAGTTAACCCAATTTTTATTTTTAACATCTTGATTGGTGTCAAAATCTGAAGAGCAGAACCATACTAATTCTTTGCAAGGATGATTGAAAGATAATTTAGGTTTCATGCTTTTTCCGGTTATAGTTTCGGAACCAGTAAATTGAAGTTGTTCTATTAAATATTCATGTGATAATTGGGCAAATCTTCTGCGTTCATCAGTGTCTAAGAATATATAATCTACCCATAAATTCACAGATGATAATTCAGCAATAGCAGTAGTGGATCCTTGGCATTTAATTTTATCTTCAAATAAAATATTAATTTTAACTTCGTGATATTGGAGAGCAATTAAAGGTAGTGCTAAACCAACGTTGCGGCAAAACCAGAATTCTAATGGTATATATAAATTGGCTTTGGTGAGAGCAGCAAGTGTATTATTAGCTCCTACCATAGTTTTGTAAGCTTCTTTTTTAGGATGAGGTAATGAAAGTTCATTCCATACATACATCCAGTGAGAATAGTGTTTATCTATCTTTTGACCACCTATTTCAATTTCGACATAGTTGATTAAACGAAGGCCGAAATAAGGACAAACGGTCGCCCCAGCAGCACCTGAAGTATAATCAATTATTGATAAATATACACGATGTATTAAATCACCATTTCTTGATATTTGGCAAGTTACGCGATTGCCAAAAGTAGGAGTTCCGTTAAAGGTTTGTTGAATGGCTTCAATAGCGAAGTTAGTATGACGACGATAAACTACTTTGAAAAAGGTAATTTGAGGATTACCGGTTAAATAAACATCCTGGGCACCATAAGCAACTAATTGAAGAAGACCACCACCCATTTACGCTATATTCTTTATACTATTAGAGGAGAAAAAAAAAAGGAAAATATATAACACATTTATTAAATTAGTTAGAATAAGCTAAACCACCCATTCCGGATAATATACGTAATACGTTATAGTTAACCGCGTATATATTAATACCATCGTATGTATAATCGGTTGCTGTTGAACCAGGGTTTTCAGCTTCAATCATTAGGGTGGCAGTATCAATACGAGACATATTTAGTGTGCCACTTGGTTGATGTTCTTCGGGTTTTAAGGCAAAAGAATATACGTTGATAGGGTTATTAACAGGTACATTGGTGTGATGTTGATAAGGTTGTACGTGAGTGAAATATAATCCTTCTCTAACGGCGAAACGATCATTGCCATTTAATTGTAAAATAGCACTTTTTAAGGGATTTTTAAATTCAGCAGGGTCAACTTGGTATATATAATTGCTTGTTCTACTTAGTGCGTTTTCTTCAGTAACAGGCGATGAGACAAAATTATAATCATACCATCTGTCTTTTTTGAAAGCTCCTTTGCTTTTAGCAACCCAAATTAATTCTTTACAAGGATGATTAAAGTTTAATTTAATTCTATTAGTACCTTTATTAAGAGTTTCTGAACCAGTAAATTGTAATTGCTCGATTAAATATTCGTGTGATAATTGGGCAAATCTTCTGCGTTCATCAGTATCTAAGAATATGTAGTCAACCCATAAAGATGCGTTAGTTATATTAGCTATATTATCAGCAGTAGTGCCTGATAAAATACAATTGACCTTAGATTCAAATTCTATTTTAACTTTAACTTCGTGATATTGTAGAGCTATTAAAGGTAATGATAGACCTACGTTGCGGCAAAACCAGAATTCTAATGGTATATATAGAGTACTATCTCTGGTTGATAATATATCTTTATCGGCACCTACCATAGTTTCATAAGCATATCTTTTGCCTATAGGTAAAGATAATTCATTCCATATGTATAACCAATCAGAATAATGTTTATCTATTTGTTGACCACCTATTTCAATAACAACAGATTTAATTAAACGAAGACCTAAGAAGTTGACATATGAGTCGCCAGCAGTAGTACCAGTTCTTTTTGGCACGGAAACTTGTAAATACATGCGGTTAATTAAATCGCCATTGCGTGATATTTGACAAGTTACAGTATTTCCATATCCTACATTTCCGTTAAAAGTTTGTTGAATAGCTTCCATAGCGAAGTTAGTATGACGACGATAAACTACTTTGAAAAAGGTAATTTGAGGATTACCGGTTAAATAAACATCCTGGGCACCATAAGCAACTAATTGAAGAAGACCACCACCCATTTACGCTATAT